ATGGAAAACGAAATCATAAGATTTTCTAATAGGATTAATGAATCAATCAGTACTCTCAAAATTGGACCAATTTTAATTTGGGGTGATTGTCACGGAAAACCTTTTTATGGGGTTTATAAAATCGAATCTTCTTCTGTTGATGATAATAAACTGATTATGAATTTTGATAATGAAACAAAAATTATTATTAAAAACCCCAAAGGATGTACTTTATACACTGGTTATATTAATGTAAGAGACGCAGATTGTGTTCGACTTGAGTACAAACAGTATTTCAAAGAACATAAAAAGTTTGGTAAAATAATTATTTACAAGTCTAATCGTGGTTTTAAAAGATTAATTTTACTTAATAAATCTTTACTGGCATTTGAGATTTATCCAGATCAATTAGCAAATGCCTAACCCGTGCCTCAACCTGGATGCCTTTTTAGTTCGGGTTAATTTGTGTTTTTAAGATTTCGTTTTAGTTTGGCTTTTTTGTTCTTGGTGTTTTTGTAAATTAATTAACCAGCCTTCGGTGCGTCAAGAGAAAACAAGTTAAGCACCTTCGGCTAAAAATTTAATGTTTGTGCTTTATACTGCATCCTTGTTATGGGCATCAGGTTAGGCACAAAGCCGTTATACAACAAGGGATTATAAAGTTTAAGTTTTGAAGTTTTATGAAAACGAGTTTTAAAATACTTTACTTTCTAAATCTTTCAATTCTAATATTTGGATTAATTTGGCCATTTGTAAAATATATTTTTAATACTATCGTATATAATGAGATGTTGTTTGAATATTGGATTATTCTAATGCTCGGCTCAGTAACAGTATGTATTTCATTCTTGATATTGAATATTTATGGTATGATTAAGTACAAGCATTATAGCATAAGGTTTCTATTTGCAATTATTCTTATATCTATATTGATGGTAACTGGTATTTATCAACTATTATATGTTTACATCAATGATGTTCCTGTATGATATAAATACTAAATGGTTGTATAACAAGTGCCTCAAGCTGACTGCCAATTCGCACTCGGCATTTTAGAGATTTACGGGTTAGTAGTTACGTATATAGTTTTTTGTTAAAGGTGTTCTAAAAAATAAATTAACTTGTAAACTGCACTTGCAAAGTAAGATAAGTGCAGTTTGCTTAAACTTTGGCTGTTGTAAATAGCTTGTTTTTCCTGTTATGGGCGGCGGGTTAGGCACAAAGCCGTTATACTAAAAATTATAAAGTTTCAATTTTTAAAATGACTAAAAGATACAACGAAGAATACTTTTTAACAGAAATAAAAAACAAATTCGATTTTCTTTTCAATGACTATAATTTCAATATAGTCAGCTCTGAGATGCTAAATTATAATGGGTATCAGCTCGTAATTCGTTCGAATGATTTATTTATTGAATTTTATTTTGATAGAAATAAAGTTTGGATAGTTGAAATTAGCAAAAATCACAATGTAAAAGATGCCTTTTCAATTGGAACAATAAAGCAATGGTTCGATGGAACTGAAAACGATTACGAACTTTTTAGTTTAGATGAAAGCAGTCTTTTTCTTAAAAACAATTTAGATACTATTTTGGATTTATTTGGTTCATCTAAATATTCAGAAACAATTAGGTCTTTAACAGAATTGAGTGATAAATTAGTCAACAAAAGATTTCCGGGTGTCAATTATAAATCTAATTATTAACAGTATCTATCATTTTAGTATAACCTTTTTAATAAGTAGAAAGTCAAGAGGATATAAAAATAGTGTTCAATCCATTTTATGGATATGTTAGAATACTAAGGTAAAGCGATTAGATAAGGATATCCACCATTCTTAGTTGAATCTATTGCCCAGGTGTTTGTGAAATCCCAGCCGGTGTATGTGTTGATGTCTTTTAGCTGCAATGATGTTTTTGGAGCGGGGTGTTGTGATGCTATCAAACGTACTGAGCCGTAAACTGTGTTTGGTTCTGCGAAGCTTGTAATATCACAAAAATTATATGTGCTATCGATAATTAGAGCAGTAGTTGTTGAATTATCTGCAGTGTAAAATCCGCCACTTTGATTTACACCAAAGCATTGATTGTTAGCTGCATAGTTCTGATGAAAAGTATGAATGTTATCTGTTCCTGCATAACCAAATATTCCGCCCCAGCCCCAGGGATGATTATAGGGTGCACCACCGTTTCCAAAATCTGCTACGTTAGAATGTGAATAGTTATACCTGAATGTTGATCCGGGTGAAGAAATAATACCAATCAATCCACCGCCAATATTTTTGCGTGTAGTTGTAGTTATACGAGAATAAAAGTAATTGTAGCGTGATGCATTATATTCAAATGGAATTGAGGCTGAACCATCGGGAATGATACCTACAAGCCCGCCAATATAATGGCCCGTAGATGTAGAATAGTAATGGATAGTATCGTGCTCAACTAAGCAATATCGAATAAAAGATTGATTACCGGCAGTTGGAGTTACATTTGCCCTGGCTGTTAAAAGACCGACATAGGATAAGGAAGGGAAAGTAGTTGGGCTATTAGTAAAATAGATAGTTGAGTTTTTAATTGTGATGTTTGAAAATTGAACTTCTGTATTTAAAAAGTATGCTGCAAGAATGGAAGCTGAAAAAACCAAGGCACTTGTAGTTGTAATTGAGGTCTTAACGATTTTTATACCATCTAAAACAATATTCTTTACCCTGAATGAACCTGATGATTTGCCAGCAAATATACCAAGTGTATATGCTGATGTAGTGCCTGAATAAATACCTGCTGTTTGTTTAATACCACTTAGAGTGTATCCTTTACCATCAAGTGAGAATGTACCTGAATTATTATCGTTTGGGATTGGTACAAATTCCGGGATAGATGAGCAATCAATATCGTTAGCAAGTTCATAGTATTTATTATTAAGGCCAAGATATCTTATTGAATCTATGTGTTCTGCTTTGGATAAGATGTAAGGATCGACATCGGTACCATTACCAGTAATATGTGAAATTTGCTTTTGCTTAATACTAAGCGAATGGCGGGAATTGTTGAATTGCTTAATTGTTTTGATTGACGGACTTGTTAGCGATTGACTGAATGAATCTAAAAACAGAATTAAAAATATGATAAAGAAATATTTCATTTACCTGCCTTCTAATATTACCCTGATATTTGCTGTTGATACTGCTTTGAAATAATAATCATCAAATAAAACTGCATCTCTTTGTATTGAAGTGTAGGATTCGTTTGCCTTTAGTCTGAATGTTTTAACTGCTTCAAAGTCTTTTGTTGATGACATATCAATATCAGCATCGGTGGTAATGGTTAATACATACCAGTACTTAAAATAAGTTGATGGCTGGGCTGTGAAAATGTTTTGCAACGAATCTACTGATGTAGTTAATGCCGTTGAGTTTGCAATTGAATTAGTTGCACCAATGGTTTGGCTGTTAATGCCTTGAGGCATTAAGAGAGACGAGAGAAGAAAGACGAGAAACGATATTAAGACAATTGTAAATTTCATTTTATACCTTTATTTCTTTTAACCTTCTTTTCTCTTGAAAGAAAAGAAGCAAAAGTTCAAGACTGCAAATGATTTGCGGAGAATTTCACTCATTCCGCTACAGTAAAAGATATGTACGTTATCCAATACGAGCTTTTCCTGTTTACGCTTCATTCGTTTATTCTTTATCCACAAATCATTTGATGTCATTTGTTTTATTAGTTAATTAAAAGCATTTGATGGCATAGTGTTTTTTAATTATACTAAAAGGATGCGGATAAGCTGACCTGCTGCGGAAGCGGTATCCATTGCATAGCCTTCTAATGGACCTGCACTGAATGGAACAGCTACACCGTCATCGAATACTTCTATTGCACCACCTAATGATATTGCATCACCTGTTTCTACAATAGCTATACCTTTAGCTGTTACAGGTACGTACTCGTTTTCATTTGTATCTGCGTTTACAACACCAAGAGCTTTTGTAGATGGAGTTGCATAAGCACCTGCAAAACTTATAAAACGGTTTTTTAGAATCTGAGTTGCTTCAGTGCATACGACTGAAGTGATTAAAATAGGTTGTTCGGTTAACATTATTTGTTACTCCTTTTTTTAGTTTCAGGTTTATTTACGGGTTCAAGAGATTTTGAACTATCTGATTTAATAAGATCAAGAAAATCAGAAATGCTTAAAGCATCGTTATCTTCAAGATCGATTGTGCTGCCTTCAGGAAATATTTTTCCTTTGTGCATTATGTCTATGTTTTTGATTATGTATGTTTTCATTTATTCCTCATACTTCGACAAGCTCAGTATGACACTAAGCGTTTGTATCGTTGATTAAATAACCTGCATCCGCACCAAGGACTTTAGGAATGAAAATATCTGTGTTACGGATAATTTCTACCTTACCGCCTTCAGTGTATGAATCGACTACAGGATTGTTTTTCTTTCTGAGCGTATAACCAAATGCAGGTTCGTAATAAGAACGTGGTGCATCTGGATTTGCTTTAGGTACATAGGCTATAACTACATTATCTGACCATATATCTGTGAATACGCCTGCATCAGTTGAATAAACTGAATCGCCTATATAGAGTTCATCAAAATCAAGTAAACTCTTTAAGAGGGCGGGTGTCATAACTGCTGTTTGAGTGTATTTGATACGATCTAAAACTGCAGGATGGTTTTTTAATGCGTTATAAGCTGAAGCACCGATAACACAAACATTTGGCCTTTGTGCAATCTTTGCTCTTACTGCTTCTTTGGCTGTATCGAAAACAGTAAATGGATTTGATGAAGTGTTTGTAAACTTATCACCTGCGGCAAGAGTGACTTTATTGCCTACCGGATAAGTAGCGAGGTTTTGAGCAAGATCGGCTGCAAGCTTTTCCAGGCGAAGTGATATACCATCTGTTACCACATTAGTTGCGTGAAGCCTTAAGGGAAGTATATCTTCTTCCTGCTCGCGGTAATCGATCGGATATTCAAGATCGTGTTCGGTAAGAACAAAATCTATTTCACTTCTGTTTTCCGGATTGATACGATTTGATTTAGCCCTGATTGCTCTTTCTGTATTGTAAATCTTGAAGGCTTCTTTAGTGAACTGCGGTATCTTTCCGCCTTCTTTATTTACAGATACAATAGGGAACAGGTTTGTTGCAACGTGTGAAGCGTTTTTGAAACCACGTGCAATATTAGTAAGGACAGGATCTACGACTCTTTTCTTTTGTAGTGTTGACATAATGAACCCTCAGTTTATTTATTTGTTAATGATAATTTCTTTACAGCGTTCAAGTAAGTGATATTTTCTTTTTTAGATAATGCAAGCGCTTTGCTGTGTAATGCTTTTGCTTCTGAATCTATTGAATACTCAGAGAACTCATCTGTTAGTTTATCTGATTCAAATTCGGGTTTCTCTGCAAAGTTTTCATAATAGATTACTTTAGGAAATGAATTTACAAGGGCGGTAAGCAGATGATTTAGTTCTTTATTGAATTTATCCTGGCTGAAATCTGTACTAAAGTTTTGAGCTTCAGCGAAGTTAGAGACAGCAAGTAATTTATCTTTGATAGCAGGAGTAAGAGAACCCTCCCCCAATTTATTTTCAAGAAGGCTCTCAAACTCTGACTTGTTTAATTTTGATTTTAGTTTGATTAGTTCATTTGATAAATCATTAAACTTCGAGCTTAACTCACCATTACGGGTTTCTGTAAAATCATTGTTCAATTGTTGAATTGTTGCATTGATTTCGTTTAATTGATTAGTGATGTTATCGAGTAAGGAAATTTCATTGTTAGATGGTTCAATTGCTTCATTGCTATTTTGAATTATTGCTTCATTGTCGTTTTGAGAATCCAATTCAAATTCGATTACAGTTGAAGATGGTTGAGAGAATTGAATATCTGCCAGACCTTTAACAGCTGGGGCGGCACCACCGAGAAAACCAACGTGCCTTAATTTACCATCGGGTGTAAGCGAGATACTTCTTTTCTTGTATCTACCTTCCTGAACTGCATTAAGAAAATCCGGGTGAAGCTTATCATCGGGTGCATCAGCGACAAGCTTACCATCCTCTGTAACTTCAAGAGAAGAAACCCAGCCATAAGCAGGTGAATTATCTGCAGGGTGACCTACTACAATTGGTGCTTCGTCTTCTGAGGGATTATAAGATTGTGCTATAAAGTTGAGATCATCGAGTGAATACTCTTTGGTAAGCCCCTTGTCTGAAGTGTGGGTACCAGTTTTGAAAATTTCAAATTTCATTGATAGAATCCTCCAATTATGAGTTAAACCTAAGTTATTAAGGAAAAATATACATCCTCCCTAACAAATATACGAAAAAAACTTGAATAATACAAATAATTTAGGTATATTTGTAATGAAGGGTAATTTTATTTTGTATATTTATTAAAATGCCTAATAAATTTAGGTTATTGGAGGAAAAAATGAGGGCTAAGAAAGAAATACCTATCGAAAAGCAGGTTGAAAAACTTGCGTCTTACGGACTTACCAATAAAGAAATAGCCGAAGCTTTGGGCTATGACGATAGTACCCTGAAAAGGAAATTTGAGAATTTTCTTACAAAAGGGAAGGCTAACCTTAAACAGCGATTAAAGAGAAAGCAAATTGATGTTGCTTTAGGCGGAAATGTGTCTATGCTTATCTGGCTTGGCAAACAGTATTTAGGTCAAGCTGATAAGTTAGATGAGAATGGGGAGTATGAAATAGTCATCAATCGAAAAGAAGTTAGTGGTAAGTAGTGAGTAGTTGGTAGGATGAAGAAGCAAATAGGATTAGATATTGGTTATCATAATAAACAGAAAGAGATTTTTGATGCGCCTGAAAGATTTAAGGTAATTGCTAAAGGACGAAGATTTGGTTTAACACGTGGCTTTGCAAATTATGTAATTGAACAAATGCTTAATGGCGTTACGCCAATTCTATGGGTTGATACGATTTACGGGAATATTGAAAGATATGTAGAAAGATATTTTGTACCTGTGCTTAAAGGACTGCCTAAGAATTACTGGAAGTACAGGGGTAATAGGAATGAATTAAGAATAGGCAGTTCTGTTTGTGACTTTAGAAGTGCTGACAATCCAGAAAACATTGAAGGGTTTGGATATGCTCTTATTGTAGTTAATGAAGCTGGAATAGTTCTAAAGAATAGAAGTCTTTGGAATGAAAGTATACTTCCTATGATCTTAGATTATAAAGCAAATGTTTTAATTGGCGGAACACCGAAAGGGAAAACAGTTAAGCGGAGTAATGAGAAGCACCTCTTTTATGAGTTGTATCAGAAAAATCCTCCGTCTTTACCAAGTAAAGACACCTCCTTTACTAAAGGAGGATTAAGCGGCGAATGGAAGAGTTTTAATTATAGTTCTTATGATAATCCATTGCTGGATAGGAATGATATTGATGAATTGGTTAAACAGATTAGTCCTGCTCTTAGGGACCAGGAGATTTATGGGAAGTTTATTGATAAAGAAAGTAGTGGAATAATTAAAAATAACTGGTGGAAGTATTATGAAAACGAAAATGATATTTACAGACAGCAAGTATTTAAGAAAGTACAAAGCTGGGATACTGCATTTAAGAAAAACCAGGAAAATGATTATTCGGTTTGTACGACTTGGGTTTATACTAATACTGGCTTTTATCTGATAGATGTATGGCGTGGAAGGGTTGAGTTTCCGGAATTAAAAAGAAAAGTAGTTGATCTTGCGAAGCTTCATTCTGTTAATGAGATATTGATTGAAGATAAAGCAAGCGGGCAAAGTTTGATTCAGGAATTACAGAGAAATACTGTACTACCTATTAAAGCGATTAAAGTTGAAGCGGATAAAATAGCGAGGGTGCATAGCGTTACACCATTGATTGAAGCTGGTAAAGTGTACTTGCCTAAAGAAGCACACTGGCTTAAAGGATTTTTAGATGAGATGGAAGAGTTTCCAAACGGTGAGTTTGATGATACTGTTGATAGTGTATCGCAGTTTTTGAATGCGATGAAAGTAACGAAAGCACCGGACGTTAGCGAAGTGGTGCATTTACCGAGAGGCAGGATTAGAACGAAATACTGGCGTTATAGAAATGTTAAAAGTTAAATGTTCAATCCGCCACGGCGGACAGGTTTTCAATGAAAGAACAAAGAGGAATTAAATGGCAGACATAACAACAAGCAGGACTATTACAACTGATCTTGCAACAAGGGATAGGTTTGATTTGACTACAACCTATACAAATTTTTTACCTGATCCAGATAAGATTTTAATTGAGAATGAATATGATTATGAGATTTACCGGGATCTGTTGCTTGATCCTCATTTGATGGCAACTATTCAGCAAAGAAAAATGCAGGTGATGCAGCTTGAGTTTGAAATACAGCAGAGTGCAGAGGGCATAGGGCAGAGTGGAATTACAAAAGAATTGGAAAGTGTGTTTGAGCGAATAGATTTTAATGAGCTTGTATCTGAATTAATGGATGCAATATTCTTTGGGTATTCTGTTGTTGAATTGACCTGGAAAAAAGATGGAAAGATTTTAAGACCTGATAAGATAACAGGCAAGCCTCAAGAGTGGTTTATCTTTGATAAGAATAATGAACTGAGATTACGCAAGTACAAACACGGTTTTTATTTATTTGAAGAAGGTGAAAAGCTGCCGCCTTATAAGTTTATACTTACACAGCATAAGCCTACGTTTACGAATCCCTATGGTGAAAAGATACTCAGCCGGTGTTACTGGCCTGTACAATTAAAAAAGGGGGGAATAGAGTACTGGCAGTTAATGATGGAAAGATATGGAATGCCTTATCTGATTGGACGTTATCCGAATACGTTTACTGCTACTCAGAAAACTGAGTTCTTAGAGCAGCTTAAACAAATGGTAGTTGATAACATTACAATATTTGATGAGGCACTTGGGATTGAGTTAAAAGAGAGTCCGCAATTTGATATTGGGCAGTTGTATGAAAACCTTGTGAAGTTCCATAACAGGGAAATAAGCAAAGCGGTTTTGACTGTAACATTAACTACTGAAATAGAAAAGACCGGTTCTTACAAAGCAGGTGAAGTGCATAAAGAGATGCTTCAGTTTTTGGGAGAGAGTGACAGGAAACTTGTTGAAACATCTTTGAATAAGATTATCGATTACTACTGCGAATTGAATTACGGCAATATAGAACGACCAAAAATAAAACTACTGGATAAAGAAAAGGTGATTGAGGAAAGTGTAGATAGAGATAAGGCGCTTAAGGATATGGGAGTAAAGTTTAGTAAGGAGTATTTTATGAAAAGATACAAGCTTAGTGAAAATGATTTTAATTTAAATGAAACTTTATAAATTTGTGAACATAAGATTAAAATTACGCCTTAAAAAATCATCAGTTCTAAGATCATTCAAATAAGAATTAAAATCAGCAATGATTGAAGTAAGTAATAAATTAGGATTAATGTGAATGTCATTTTGGTTTGGAAAAGAAATTGCTGGTGTGAAGGAATCATTTAGAATTATTTTACCTTGAACCATACCATTATGAAATAAACCACATCTTGCTTCTCGATACAAATCATTTAATTCGTGTTCTGTAAAATTTTGTGAAGGGAAGAGCCTGTAAATAGAATTACGAAAAAATAAACGACTATTACCATTACTACTTTGACCAATACGATATTGTTCAACACCTTCGAGATACGAAAAACAAATCATCAATACAATAAAATTAGAATTAGAGGAATTTAAAAGTTGTGTTGCAGGTTCCAAAAACCAACCGTGTACTTGACGAGAATAAATAATGATTTTATGATCAATAGAATTTGGATTTAATAACTCACCTGATACCTCATTACGGGCTACTGGAGAACCATTTACATCATAATATCCTAAAATATTGGGGGCTAAGTAAATTGGGTTGGTTCTAATACGTTTTGGCATTGTAAACACCTTATAAAATATATAATCAAATTAGTAATATTATAAAAATTAAGCGAGTAAATGTTTAGGAATGTTTAATGGTAAAAGTATCGACAAGGAAAGCAATTTAGTTGGGGGTGTGCGAAAGCGTGAGCCACCCCCAACGCTGTTATTATAACCCCTCTTGTTTTCTCCCCTTTGATAAAAGGGGAGAATTAATACAAATGTAAGGTGAACTGATAATGTTCTGTGCCGAGTTTACATAAGCCAATATTATTGGACGGTAGATAGAATTACATAGGTAAAGTTAGAAAGATTAGTTTGTACAATAATATTTCTTATGTAATACTGGCTGTCAATAGCAGGGTGAACTGAGTAAAGAAATGTAATCCTTAAGACGCAAAATATGAGATTTGTTCCTTGTTCGTAGTACGTTGTTGGTGGAAGGGCTGAAAATTGATTATCAATTTTATGAAGCAAGTTGATAGAATTTACAATGTACAATTATCAATGTACAATGTTGAGTAAAAACATTAGGAATGAGAATGCCAGCTTTTAAGTTTGCGATCAAGTTTATTTAGCGAGTGTTAAAAAAAAGTTTGCGGCTAAATGCAAAAGACACGCAATCTTTTTTAACGAGTTAATTAAACAGCAAACTGTGCTTTTAGCTGAATGAATCGAAGGAGCGGAATGAAGTGGAGTGATAGCGGAACAGTAAAACATTTATGAGTGCAGCAGTTTCCCTGCTGCTAAAATTAAATTAAAGGCGGGGATAAACTGCTTCACGAATGGCTAAAACCTGGACTGTGGAGCTATCAAGTAACGAAATGGAGCGTATGAGTGATTGAGGCTAAAGGCAAAAGCGAGAAGGGATGATTAAGAGTTGTGAAAGTTTTCCGCCAAAGGCGGACAGGTTGGACTTGCTGAATAGTGTTGGTAACAACACCAGCCCTGCTTTAGAATGAGGAGTTATACGGCTAATTTATGAATTTAGTATTTACTTTTTTACAATTTAAGCGAAATGTAATCCTTATTAAAGATTGTACTTGTTTTAAGTGTTGACAATTTGGAAATAATTTGTAAATTAGTCAACAGTAATTAAAGGAATAATTTTATGTTTGGAGAAAGATTAAAAGCCGCTAGAAAAATGGCTGGATTATCATTACCACAATTAGCGAATAATTTAGGTGACATCTCAAAACAATCATTAAGCAATTATGAAAATGGCAAGAGAAAGCCAGACAGTAAAATTCTAATCAGATTGGCAAAAGAACTGCGAGTAAAGCCTGATTTTTTTGTTAGGGAGAATACCATTCAATTGCAAAATTTTGAATATCGAAAAAAAGCGAAACTTGGTAAGCAGGATAAGGAAATGATAGAAGAAAAATCCAAGGATCAACTTGAAAGATATTTGGAACTTGAAAACCTGCTCGGTATTAAATCAAAATTTAATAATCCTATAAGAGATTTCCAGTTAAGAGGAATTGAAGATGTTGAAGCTGCTGCACAATATTTAAGAGATAAATGGGAATTAGGATTAAATCCAATAAAAAACTTAATTGAGACTATTGAAGAAAGAGAAATCAGAGTACTCCAGATTGAAGGAAAGAAGGAGTTCGATGGTTTAGCCGGCTTTAGCGGGGATACTCCATTGATTGTTGTAAATAAAAATATTGATGACATTGTTAGAAAGAGAATGACTGTTGCACACGAATTAGGACATTTGCTTCTAAAAATACCCAAAGGTTTAATTTTAAAAGACAAAGAAAAATATTGTTTTAGATTTGCCGGAGCATTTTTAATCCCACGTGATGTAATGATTAATGAACTTGGCGAAAAAAGAAATCAAATAACTATGAATGAGTTAGTTCATTTAAAAAACGAATATGGCATTTCGATACAAGGACTTGTGAGACGGGCTAAGGATTTAGAAATAATAAGTGAATCTAAATTCAAGAATTTTTGTATTAAGGTAAAAAAAAGCGGCTGGGAAAAATATGAGTTAGGGAATTACAGCGGTGATGAGAGACCAATAAGGAAAAATAATTTAATATTCCGTGCAATAACCGAGGAGATGATAAGTATCAGCAAGGCAGCAAGTCTTGCAAATAAAACTGTAGCTGATTTACAAGAGGAAATGCAAGTTTTATTATGAAGATTTGCATAAGTGATACTAATATTTTTATTGATCTTATCAGCATTGATTTGTTAGATACATTTTTAGAATTGCCTTATGAAATACAAACAACTGATTTTGTACTGTTTGAATTAAATGATGAACAGTTGAATACAATCCAAACCAAAATTGACCTTGATAAAATTGCAGTGAACAGTGCGGATGAAAAAGAAATTGAGGAAATTGAAAACCTACAAAAAACGAAACCAGCATTATCAATCGAAGATTTTAGCGTTTATTACTTTGCTAAAAAGAATAACGCAACAATTCTTACAGGAGACAAGACTTTTAGAACTTTTGCGGAAGAAAAGAAAATTGAAGTAAATGGAATTTTGTGGATTTTTGACGAAATAGAAAAAAGTATACTAAAAGAAAGAAATGTTTTGGCTGATAGGTTAGAGAAACTTACTACGATAAATACCAGATTACCGAAAGACGAGTGCGAAAAACGAATTAAACTTTGGAAAGCATAACCAAAAATCGATTATTTATTTTAGTGTTTAGTTACCCAAATTAAGTTTGCCATTTAAATTCCTCCAAAAAAGTATAAATCAAAATTTAATTTTATCTATTTCTTGCATAATTCTATCAGTTTCAATAAGAGCAACAATGATTTTTTGATAGTGTTCTATATCCTGATTTGTTAGGGTGCGACCTTTGCGGTCTTTGAGCCATTTTTGTGCGGGCTGGTATCCGCCGATGTAAAAGTTCCAGGCAACTTCCGGGACGTTACCGAAATACTGTAATTTATTTATCCAGACTTTTCCGTTTGCGTATTTAATTTTTTCTACTTCTTCATTTCCTTCCATCACAGGAAAAGTTGTAATGAATTTGTTTACTTTAGTAGATTCTAACAAATGTATTAAACGAAGTTCTGTACCAAGCTTTACCAACTCCTTAAATATTTGTTTGTCTTTTGGATATGGAACGCTAGGAAAATCTATCTTTAAAAACTCTTTATATTTTTCTCTATAAGTTGGGGAGTGTAATACAGCATATATGTAATCTAAAATATCTTCTGGGGTTATTTTGCCAGTTACTTTTTCTATATCTGCTAGAATTGACTGGTTAAAATTTGCCATTTTATTATTAAAACCATCAGAAACATACAATGGGAAAAAAGAATAATTACCTGAGGCGAGAGATCCTTTTTCTACTATCAAATTTGTGAGAAGAACAACAAATTTTTCATTTTCGCCATTCAAACGTAAAGTAATTAAAGAAACATTCTTTTGATTGATCAAATGTTTAGTACTATCGTGACGTGGATACGCTTGAAAACCTTTTGTTTTACCAGTATAAAGGGTAAATCGGAAATCAAATGGCCTATAAAAAATTTGAAGTATAGAACTTTTATTTTTTAATAAGTCTTCCTTAGCCGATTTAACTGTCCAGTCTCGACCATCCTTCGGAAGATTGTATTTTTCTCTTAGACTTGATTCTTCTAATGTTAAAACATCTTCTTTAGCGAGTTTAACGTCATTAATATTAAAATGTATAGTCAAATTATCACGTTTTGTTTGAATCCCAGTGTTATAATTGATAAATAGATTTTTAATATTAAATCCTGATGAATAATCTGCACTACCTGTAAAATTTTTAGGTACAAAGAAATAATGTGGCTCAACACAATCAAGTTTCGTCCATTTAATCGATTTTAAATAGTTTGCATTAAGCGAGTCGAATTTAAATAATCGCGTCCCATATATTTCTGAATGTAGAACTTTTACAATTTTTTGTTTTTTATCCTTTGTTTTAACAAATATATTTATTGATACACCTTGTTGAATATCAAAAACATTTTCATCTTTGCTGCCATCAGGTGATTTCTCTTTATGATTTGAGTCACCATGTAAGTCAAGTATATAAATTTCATCAAAAGTATCAATAAGATGTTTGCGCATTTTGCGATGTGTTATACCATATATAAAAGAATTGTTTGTAATCATTGCAACGATCCCAGTTTTATTCTTTTCAATAAAATATTCTGCAAAACGAATAAACTTTATGTAATCATCATCAAGATTTATTTTTTTCTCGTTGAGATCTTTTTTATAGTCATCAACCAAATTACCAATCCAAGTCTTTTTACCATTGCTTTGAACTGAAGGATTTGAACTACTTGAAGCATACGGGGGATTACCTAAAACGACCATAATTGGGGTAATATTTTTGATTTGTGCTGCTTCCTTAGATTCTTCTGCGATGCTTTCAGCAAAGCCAAAACTTGTAAACAAACCGCCAAGTGTACTACTTTCTTCAAGAGAATTTGTTAAATAAATACCAAGACGACGCTGATTAAAATATTTAAATCCAGTCTCTTTTAATCTCATACTAAGTTTTAGATGAGCAATAGTATAAGGAGCCATCATAAGTTCAAAACCGTGCAAGCGTGGTAGTAAATCATTGAAAACATATTTTGGCCAACGTCCATCTTGACCCGATGTTTTAAGTTTTTCATATATCAACTGAATTGTGGAACTTAGAAATGTTCCTGTACCCACTGCAGGATCAAGAATTTGAACTCGGTGAATATCTGCATCAGATTTTGAAGTATCGGCAAGACCGTTTACAAGGCCAAATTCTTTTTCGAGAAGATAATCAACTGAACGAACGATAAATCTAACAACAGGTAAAGGAGTATAATATGCCCCAAGTTTTTTTCGCAATTCAGCATCATACTCTTTTAAGAAGTCTTCATAAAAGTGTATTACCGGATCAGGACCTTCGTGTGTTTTACCCCAAAGATCATCTTCAAAATACTGCTTCATCAGTTGTTGAACATCAGCGTGAGTAAATACTTCACATAATTCATTAACGATATACTCAAGTCGTTTATCGAAATTAATTCCTGTGATATGATCAAAGAAGTGTCTTAGTAAAGGGTTAGAAGCAGGAATTAGATCGCGAGCTTCTCTTCTTGTGAAGTTTTCAGGTGACTCATCGTGGTATCTTGCAACAAACAATCCATAGACAAGTGTTTGTGCATACATATCAGAAAAATTATGGTGATCAAGATCGTGAACAAGAAGTTTTTTGATTGTTTTATAGACGCGGATGATTTCATTGTTCTTTTCAGAATCTGTAGCAAGAAATTGTTTTACATTATCTCTTATACGCTGAGCTTTACCGCCCATAATTTTTGCAAGATGTTCACCGGAACGAATTGGTTCTTTGTGTGATTGAGCAAAATCAATAAGAGTTTTTTTTAAGAGATCGTAGTTTTCAGGTTTAGGGATTATGTTTTTGCTGCCTATATCGTACGCAGCTATCTTAATCGGTTCCTGGTACCTGAAACCATTACGATAAAATCTAAACTCTAAATAATCTGATAGGACAAGATTAGCATAACCAAAGTAACGGTTCATCTGTTCTGACCGTTCTATCTTAGATAGATCAGTACCAATGTTCTTTACTTCGATATAAAGTATGGGAATATTATTCTTCCTAATTACAAAATCAGGTTTGTTCCCTTTAAATGCTTTAGCATCGTGATCAACACCTGAAAAAGATTTAACAGATTCAAATAGTTCGGTTAATAAGTTTTCAAACTCAGTGCGATAGCCCATTTCACTTGTTTGTTCAAGTTGAAACTTTTTAGAAACTGAACTAATATATTTTTCAAAGGAGTTTTGCAAAAGAATGCTTTTAATTTATTTGTAAGAATTTAAGTTCACCCACCGAGTCGGTACCCTTGAGGCTAAGAGAAGGGATGTTTAGCAAATCGTATATCTGATCCTGAAACAACCGGGTTAAAAATAAGGAAACTAAAATTAAGATATAAATAGCGTGAGAAATATTTATGATTAAAAATTGAATTTGGAAAAACTAATTTATAGATTTGCAGTAGAACAGATGAATAATGAAAAGAGCGGAATATCTTAGGATATGTAAGTGATGGGAGGTAAATAATCATTTACTAATTATAGAGGATATTTTGTGGGACACGAAAGATTAGGTTTCCTTCCTAAATCGCAAGCCTGGCGACAAATAGTTGCAGAGATGGCAGGCTTTGCAGTGGGCTATGCACAGGTAAATTCTATAGCCAGAAATACACTCCAACAAGTACAAAAACAATTCAGCAAACTTGAAAATGATCCTTCGATAAAAACCTCATTTGAATTTTTATTACAAGTATCTTTTGCATTCCAAAAAAACGATCCTATCGGTTATTTAACAAAAAATAAAATACTACTCAGCGAGGAGCTATCAGCACTTAAGCTTGCAAGGGCGATTACTAATTATAAAAAAGAAGAAGTTATTTCTAATGAGTATCAAACATTTGCAAGACAAGCTGCAATTGACGCAATTAATAACTGGTATTATAGCAACCTGGACAAAGGACAAACGCTTTTTTCTGATGGAATTGATTCTAAGGCTATTTTAAGTAAAGCAGCTGATGGAAGCGGATTTTGTGAGCTATCAAGATTATATTTCTCAAAATTAACCGAACGTTACCTGAAGTATTTTTTAGACAGAGAAGCATCGGCAGTAATAAGTAATATTGAAGACAGAAATAGATTCAGTGATGCTCTTGCAGGTCATATAGAAAAAATTTCTAAACACGCCTTTGAGACTTCAAAAATTACACAATCATATTCTGCGGGATGGTTTAATAAAAATGTCAAAGGAGAATATCCGGATGACAAAAAAATAAAAGGATTTCTTTCTTATGCTTTAGGTAAAATGAAGGGTGAATTATTACAGGAAGAGTATAATTGACAGAGAGTGGGGAATACATAGTAGCCTGTAATGGATTAAAACTGAAGGAAGAAAAATCCAATCCGAAATACATTGAATTAGAATACCATCCGGGACCAAGTAAAAATGTTAATATTGCCCTTCAAAAATTTGTTACATCAATTTATACAACAACCAAAAGAGTAAAAGATCTTTTAGAAATAACGGGATATATATTTGCAGCTGATAGAGAATCTAGAAGGGGAAAACCAAATGATGTTGAATATCATAGCTGGAGCCGTTCTTTCCATTTTCATACTAAAGTAAGAGATTTAAAATTCTGGAACACTGAAGAAGTAAAGAAACTGCTGAATGATATTTTATGCTTTATAACAGGAGATAAGGAATACAAATTCACTTTCTACAAGGGAGCAGATGATTTTCCTGCAGATCTTTTTGACACAGAGCAATTAAGTTTAGACGTAAAGAAAAAAATAAGTATAACTTTATTTTCAGGTGGATTAGATTCTTTAGCAGGAATTATAGAAAAATTAGAAACAACAAAGGATGAACTATGTTTAGTTAGTCATCAATCAGGGCAGCCAAGCGTTAAAAAAACACAGGATGATTTATTTGCTGCAATAGATAAATTATATCCAGGACGATGTAAACATTATAAATATCATTGTGGATTAAGTCATCTCAAGTCTATCGACGAGACGCAAAGAACCAGAGCATTTTTATTCACATCAATGGCATTTGCGATAGCCAATACATATAATCAAGAAAAGATTTATGTATTCGAGAATGGTATTACAAGTCTAAATTTTGCTAAAACACAAGATATGATGAATGGAAGAGCAAGCCGGACAACACATCCAAAGACGATTGCTTTACTTGAAAGATTGTTTACAATTATGGCAGGCAAGCCATTCAAGATTGAACATCCGTTTTTATTCAAAACAAAAACTGAAGTGCTTCAAGTTATAAAGAAATATAAGAAACAAAGACTGCTTGATAGTGCCGTTTCCTGCAGTTCAACGAGAAATAAACCGGCACAATACACACATTGCGGGGTTTGTTCGCAGTGTATTGATAGAAGGTTTGCGGTCTATGCCGCTGAAATAGAAAAGTTTGATGAAAACGGGATTTATGACTATGATTTTTTAACTGAGGACTTAGATAAACCCGTTGTGATAAAATCATTGACGGATTATATAAGATTGGCGCAAAGCTTTGCTGATGATAATCCAGATACATTTTACATTAATAGAGCTGATCAGATAATAGAAGCTGAAGAATATATTGATGGAAAAAGTGAAGCTGATAGAGTAGGGAAAATGTATAACCTTGCAAAAAAACACGCTAAAGATATAGAAACTTCGATACAGAGAATGGAAAGTATCTATTATAAGCCTTTCAATAAGCTGAGGCAAAATTCATTTTATAATTTAATACTTAAGAAGAGAACATACCAAGAAGATGACCCTTCTGAAAGCAAAGCAAGCCAGAGAATATTGCTAAAGTCTTTTATACAGAATATGTATCCAAATTTCCTGGAACAATTGGATGGAAATGTAACTGCTATGGCTGATAAATATGTTGAGCTATATCATCCTGACCTTGTAGGAAAAGAAAGAAAACAGAAAAAAGAAAGTATTAGAATTGAGCTAACAAACATCAGAGACGGAAAAACTAAGATTTAGCTCGCACAACGTAAGAAAAACGTAAGACTTACACCCTTCCTTACATCCCCATATAAAACGTACTTTACCTATAGGAAGATGAAAAACTCTTCACCATACGGCAAAATATAAAAAGACAATTTAGGACTATAAAGCCTCGTCTCATTTAGCCGTATGAATGAGCGAGGCTTTACTTTTTAATGGAGTTTATATGTCTGATAAAATTTTGGTGCTAAGAATAAACCTATGGTTTATAATCAGGAAACTGGAAGAGATAATCTATGACCAGGCCAATTATGATGTTGAAGTCAAGATTAAGGAAATAAACCAGAAGGTTTATGATTTGAGTGAAACGATAGAGGAGTTGGAAGTGCTTTTAGAATAGCATAGGGCAGAGAGCAGAGCGCATAGCGGTGAATGTTAAAGGTTCAATTTTCAATGTTCAATGAAATATGATAAAAGCAATAATTAGAAGAAGATGGATTTAGAAGCATTACAAAATATAGATAAAGACAAACTTGAAAAGTTATTACAGATTGCGGCCATTCTGGGGGATGGCCAGGTCTGTAGTAATGCTGTTATTACTCTTGAACGTGGTGTAAATGAGTATTTGAGTTTTGTTAGTCATAACAGAGCACCTAAGACGCTTGAAGGTGTGAAGCTGGTTTGCAAGTATTTACTGGAATACTTTCCTGCAAACCGAGACTTAAGAACGATAATGCTTAGAGATTGTGAATGCTTTCTTGATACGTTAAAAAAGAATGCACCTAAAGCTGTATATAATTACTGTAAGACGGCAAGAACAATGTGGAATAAGCTGATCAAATGGAATTATGTTTCTTCAAATCCTTTTGAACAAGTTGAACTACCCAAAAGACAAAACTTGAGGGCAGCCCATTTAACTGAAGAGATGCTTTATAAAATAATGCCGTTTATAGAGAACGAGGTTATAAGGGATATGGTTGCTGTAACTTTTTATACAGGCTTACGACGGGGTGAAGTTGTGAATATAACCTGGCAGGATGTTAATCTGAAAAAAGATCTACTTACAATCGGTAACGAAAACTTCAAAACTAAAACCCGCAAGCAAAGAGTGATCCCTATTCATCCGAAGGTTAAAGAAATTCTTTTAAGAAATGGCAAAAGTCAAATGTCAAAAGTCAAAAGGAATGAAGCTGATGGATGTGAAATTAATTTGGTTCAATTGCCGGACAAAAAGCGATATGTTTTTTGCAAGAGCAGTGGTTATTGTTTTACTGCTGATTATCTATCAAAGCAGTTTAAGAAAGCCAGCAGAAAAGCTGGTATTGATGAAGCGATACATTTCCATAGTATCCGCCACGGTAGTATTACGGGAATGATATTAAAGGGTGCTAATGTGCCATCTGTTCAGAGAATTGCAGGCCACGCGAACATCCAGACTACTATGGCGTATACACACGTTGGAATGGATGATATGAGAGATGCGGTTGGGCTTTTATAATGTTAAATGCTCAATGATCAATCCGCCACAGCGGACAGGTGAAGAAGCGAAAATAAAAAGGAGAAATGAAAAATGAATAATAAAATAATTTATAATTATAAAGCAGGAGATGTAAATGACCCCTTTCAATAAAACATATGCAATAGCATATTTTGAAAAGTTTGGTTTTAATGTTTTACCAGTAAAAGAAAAACGTCCTTTGATTGCCTGGGATAAATGGCAAATAGAAAAACAAACTGTTGATGATATTGAAAATATGGACTGGACTAATGCAACAGGCATCGGTGGAGTAATGGGCATTAATGACATACGATGCTTTGATATTGATGGTATTGAGAATCCAGAGTTAATAAAAATGCTTCTTTCTGATCTTGGATTACCTGATACTTATAACTGGGTTATACAAAGCGGGAGTGGCAGCGGTTATCATATTTATTTCAGATGCAATTTACACACCCCTACCCCTCTCGAGAGGGGATTAAATGTATTGGATGAGATTGGCGGCGATAAAGCAGTTTATAAATTAAAAATGAAATCTGAAGGATTGTGTCATCATTTAGAGTTTAGAGCTAAAGAATGTCAAACTTTATTACCTCCTTCGCAGCACCCTACCGGCGGCATTTACGATTATATTAATATCGAACCAACTGAAGCACCTGCTTATGTGGATTTAGAAGTTGTAATACAATGTCTTAAAAAACATTGCATCACTGAAATTAAAATTGATGCCGATGAAAACGAAGAGAAAACAATCAATTACTTTGCGGAAAGAAAGTATTTTGATGAAGATACGCTTTTTAGTGCCGCTGAATATTTAGGGAAAAGTCTGCCTGACGGCTCATACGATGAATGGCTTAAATGCGGTTTTGCACTTGCCTCCTTAGGAGAAGCGGGTTACGAATATTTTGAAATGATGAGTATAAGTAATCCAAACTATAATGATAGCGAATCAGGAATAAGAAGAAAGTTTGATTCGCTTTTGAAAGATTATGACGGCAGGATAACACTCGGCACATTATTTCATATAGCAGAAATAAATGGATGGAGAAAACCTTTTCTAAAGTTCTGGGATCTGGATGACAAAGGCAGAGTACGAATAAGCAGAACTAAGTTTAAGAAGTTCCTTGAAAGAGAAGGATTCTTTAAAATTAAAAAAGATAACAATTACTTGTTTGTAAAAAGCGATCAGAACATAGTTGCTGAATTTGAACCGATCTTTGTTAAAGATTATGTGCTTAATTATCTACATCATATTGATATTGAAGAATTTGATGGCGTAAATAGGCAAGAGGTAATTGATGCTTTGATGCGTGGGGCAGGGCAATACTTTGTTACAGGATTTTTTGAATTTCTGATCACAAAGAATATTGAGTTCCTGCGAGATTCTAAAGTTAAAGCTTACCTGTTCTTTAAGAATGGCATAGTTGAAGTGACTAAAGATGCATTTCAGTTAACTGCATACAAGCTGCTTGATAAGTATATATGGAAGAGACAGATAATAGATGGTGAATTTTATCCGATAAATGAACACACTGATTTTGAAGACTTTCAGTATAATGTATGCCGGAAGGATAAAGAAAGGTTTAGAGCTTTAAAATCCGGGGTTGGTTATCTATTACATAACTTTAAAGATGCCAATAATGCAAAGGCAATTGTTTTTATTGATGAAAAAATGAGCGAAGGTGCTTTTGGCAGAAGCGGTAAAGGTCTTGTAATCAAAGCGATCGGTAAGCTGCGAAATATTGTTATTGAGGATGGCAGAAACTTTGACATCGGAAAGAATTTTGCTTTCCAGAGAGTTAATGCAGATACTAATATCATTTCTATTGAAGATATGAAAGAGAAATTTCCCTTCGATAAGCTGTTCTCGATCCTTACTGAAGGCATTACGATAGAGAAGAAAAACAAAGATGAAATGTACATACCCTTTTCCGAATCGCCTAAAGTAGTGATCTCTACTAATTACTCGATAAAGGGCGTTGATGATTCGACTATTGATAGGCAGTTTATTGTTGAGTTCTCGGACCATTATAATAAAAACAACAGACCATTTGATGAGTTCGGTAAGATGTTCTTTGATGGCTGGAACAAAGATGAATGGAATGCTTTCTATAATTATATGATCAGGTGTCTGCAGCTTTATCTTGCAAATGGATTGATGCCGTATGCTTATGTTAATCTTGATCGTAAGCGTTTGGTGGATGAAACTTGTGCTGAATTTGCAGAGTTCAGTGATGGGCTTGTCTTTAATAACCCTTACAACAAGAAAGATCTATTCGAGCAGTTTACAAAAGAATATCCAGAACTTGAGAGACTTAACCAGGGTAAATTCACACGTTGGCTTAAGATTTATGCACGAATTAAAGCTGTGGAAGTTATTGAGAGTAAATCGGGTTCTACAAGAATGATAGAGTTGAAGGGCTTGAAGGAAGCTGCTTGACGAACCCTCACCTGTATCCTCTCCCTTTCGTTAAGGGAGAGGAATTTATAATTGGACGCGAGGACAGAAAAAGATATTATTTTTGATTGCGATTGAAAATAGGGTGGAAATGGGGACAGGCGTCCAAAAAAAATTAGAAAATGTGTGCTTGATATTAGAATAAATAGAGACAATAATTTTTTCAAGAAATTATTAATAATATATTGAGTTTGAATTTTCATTTTGTTAATTTCAAATAAGATATTAGTTGTTTTATTTAATGAGGGATTTATGGGTATAGTGTTTGCTAATTTAACTTCCATCAAGGTTGTTTTTTGTGTTATTAATGATTTGATAAATAATCATTCATTCTTTATCAAAGTTGAAATTTAATATTTATCGGGGAAATAATTTTGAATCATTATCAAATCCATTTTACACTTCTCTTTTTAATAGGAATACTTTTCCAGACTATCTCTTGCAACTCAACTGAACCAAACAATAACGAAAATAAACCAGGATCCAGAAATTATGTCTGGAATATAGATACTTTACTAACAGGTAGTATTCAAACTAATATGGTTTCTATGTGGGGCAGTTCACCTGAAGATGTTTGGCTATGTGGTTATGATGCTGACAATACTAAATGTATTTATCATTATATTGGTAACAAATGGAACGTAATATCTAACCCACCAACTAATTTTATTAAACAATTTTATTGTATAGAAGGCAATAGTTCAAATAACATTTTTTTTGTTGGAAAGGCAAAATATTATAGCCCTGGACCACCACCAAGTTTTACAGATAGTGCTTATGTATTGCAATACTTAAATGGAAATTGGATAGTACATAACTTACCAAGTTCATCAACACTTTATACCCTGTGTTGGTCAAACGAGAATGAAGTTTGGACTGGAGGAGCTAAAGGAAATATATTTAAATATGATGGAAATATTTGGCAAAAATATTTTTTGGGAAATGAAAAGCTATTATTAAATAATTTAGTCTCAATAAATTCTAATGAAGTTTATGCAACAGGACATACTGAACAAACTTTAATAGGAGGAGGATATTACATAGCTGATTATTTGTATCGATATGAAGGGGCAAATTGGACTTTGATTGATTCCAATATTACTTCATCAACTTATAATAGAGTTTCATATCCTACGTTAATGAAAAAAATAGACGGAATTATTTTTGGAAGTGGGGATGTTGGTTTTGTGAAAAAAAATGGAAATAGTTGGATAATTATTAAAGCAGGAATTTATGGGCAGTTTAATGGAACAGATGAAAACAATATTTTTCTTGCAAATCAAGATTTTGGTGTAATGCATTATAATGGAATTGATTGGTACCGCTTCGAACAATTGCCAAAACTAAGTTATTATGATGTGGAAGTATTTGAAAATGTTGTATTTTTATTGGCGTCGGATGGCACTAGATCTTACATTATTAGAGGAATACTAATTTAAGAAACTCTATGAGACTAATATTAGTGATACTGTTTTGTTGGCAATTTATTAGAATAGACTGTTTAGCAGATGACTATTCGATATCTCTAAATTCCACCGATACTACACTGCATAATGGAATTATAGCTCTGCGAATTGGGTATTTTCCTTATCATTCTAAAATGAAATCTGCTGGATTATTTTTATCAATATCTAGTAATAGTTCCTCCAATGATTTTCTTGGTTATGGATATTATTTTTCGTTTTATGGTGGGAAACATAATCCTGGTAGCCAGGGCGGACTGATTTGCGGAGGATTTAATTTTGGGTATAAAACAAATGTATTTAATACGTTTTTATTAGTTAAAATAGCAACATTTTTAGTGATTTCTTCGGCCTACCCATCATTTGGTAATGTGGTAGAATTTGATGCCCCACTTTATCTTTTTGATGATTCTTCTATTGATATTTCTTTAAGTTGTGGCTTATTGCGATTTGCAACACCTTTACCAATTACTTTTTCAATAGGTTATTCATTTTAG